AAAAAGATAAATTTGCAGTTGATGCATCAAAGAAAAAGAAAAATAAAAGTGATTTAGCTGTGAATAAAGCAAAGACAAGAGCGAGAAAATCTTTGAGGATTAGCTAAATGGTATACGACAAAAAGAAGAAGAAACACACAAAAACCTCAATAAATATAGAAGCAGAGTATTCTGAAGAAGGTGAAGTTAAAGCTAAATATACTCGATATTCTACTGATAGAGATAACTACCTCCGAAGAGGAAGAGAATCTGCTTTATTTACCATTCCCACTTTATTACCAGAACAAAGTTCCTCAAGTACTACAGAAATTACCACACCATTTCAATCTATAGGAGCAGAAGGAGTAAACAATCTAAGCTCTAAGCTTCTTATGTCTTTGCTTCCACCTAATGCACCTTTCTTTCGTTTAGTAGTAGATAACTCAGAACTTGAAGCTCTATTAGCAGAGAAGAGATCTGAAGCAGAAGAAGGTCTTGCAAAGATTGAACGAATGGTAATGCAGGAGATTGAGGTACGAGGAATAAGAGTACCTATAGCAGAAGCCTTAAAACAACTATTAGTTACAGGTAATGTTCTTCTTTATTTACCTCCAAAAGAAAAGATAAGAGTATACAGACTAGATCGTTATGTTGTTAAACGTGATGCAATGGGGAATGTATTAGAAATAGTTATCAAGGAATCTTTATCTCCTTTAGCTCTTCCAGAAGCAGCAAAAGAAATAATAGCAGATCCAGACTCAGATTCTCCTGCAAAAGATTTAGATCTTTATACTTGTGTAAAATTTACTGGAAAAAATTGGAAGGTTCACCAAGAACTTGAAGGTCAGATAGTTCCAGGATCAGAAGGAACCTTTGCAAAAAATAGGAATCCTTTTCTTGCTCTACGATTCACATCAATGGATGGGGAAGACTATGGACGAGGATATGTAGAAGAATACTTAGGAGACTTAAAGTCTTTAGAGTCATTAACTCAGTCTATCGTAGAAGGTTCAGCTGCTGCTGCAAAAGTATTATTCCTTGTAAGACCTAATGGTACTACAAGAGTTAAGACCTTAGCAGAGTCTCCAAACGGAGCTATAGTAACAGGAGATGATAATGATGTTTCTTCTCTTCAGTTAGGTAAGTCTCAGGACTTTCAAGTAGCACAACAAACTATTCAGTTGCTTCAGACTAGGTTATCTAGAGTGTTCCTAATGAATTCTTCTATACGAAGGGATGCAGAAAGAGTTACTGCACAGGAAATAAGAGTTGCACATCAGGAATTAGAGATTGCTTTAGGTGGAGTATACGCAGTTCTTTCTCAGGAATTTCAGTTACCTTTGGTAGAACTTCTGATGCATAAGATGCAGAAGGAAAATAAGATTCCTAAGTTACCTGATGAAGGATTAAAACCTCTTATTGTTACAGGAGTTGAAGCTCTTGGTAGAGGAGAAGACCTAAATAAACTACAACAATTCCTACAAACTTTACTACCACTTGGACCAGAAGTAATGCAGGAATTAAATGTTTCGGACTACATTAGTAGACTTGCAGGATCACTTGGAATTGATACAGAAGGATTAATAAAGGATGAGGAACAGAAACAATTAGAAGCACAAGCACAAGAAGCAAAACAAGCACAGATGATGAATCAACAAATGATGGGTAAATTAGCTGAGAAAGCTGTACCAGAAATGGCAAAACAAATGGGAGGAGAAGCTCAGCAAGCACCTCCACCACAAATGGCAAATTAATCTTTTAAAGAGGAGACTCACAATGGCAGAATTTCAACAAATAAGTACTCATGAAGATGCTCCACCTCCAGTAGAAGGAACTCAGGAACATGCAGAAGCTATGATACAGCTTGCAGAAAAAGTAGGAGCAGTAGAACGAGAAGATGAGCAACCAGCATGGCTTCCAGATAAATTTGAAAGTCCTGAAGATATGGCAAAAGCCTACTACGAATTAGAAACAAAGTTATCTAGTTCTAATTCGGAGTCTGTGACGGACAGCGATGAGGTATCACCACCTCCACAGACTCCTTCTCAACCTCAACAAGAACAAATAAATGAAGCACAGAAAACCTTAGAAACTGCAGGTTTAGATTATAATAAATTTGCAAGTGAGTATGCAGAGAAAGGAGAGTTATCTTCTGAATCATATACAGAACTCCAAAGTAAAGGTATGTCTACTGAGATGGTTAACTCATGGATACAAGGTCAAGAAGCTATATCAACTAAACTTACTGAGACTGCATATAATTCTGTGGGTGGTGAGCAAAACTACCAAAACTTAGTAAAATGGGCAGGAGAAAGCTTACCTCAAAACGAAATAGATTCATTTAACAGAGCGTTGGAGAGTCCTAACAACCAAGATAGTTTATTTGCTATTAAGAGTCTCAACGCTCAATATCAACTGGCAAATAATACGCCAAATCTTATACAGGGTACTACTGGTATATCTGGATCAGACGGATACAAGTCATTAACACAAATGTCTGAAGCAATGCGAGATCCACGATATAATAGTGACCCTGCTTTTAGGGAAGAAGTAACTAGGAAACTAGAATCTTCTAACCTTATGTAATACGGAAGTAAAACATACGAACAAAATTATTGCCCTCTGAGGAGGATAACTTTAATTGGGAACGATGAAGATAAAGCCGTAACTTTAACTCATGCTAGTTTAAAACTAGTAATCTTTAATCTCAATTAAAATTAAATATGGCACAAAATTATACTGGTCTAAGATCTGGTATGGTCAATGCCGCAGGTGACTCTAGATCGTTATATCTAAAGTTATATGCTGGCGAGGTCATGACCGCATTTCAGACCAAAAATATAATGATGAACTATACGAGAACCCGAAATATTTCAAAGGGTAAATCGGCACAGTTCATTATGACAGGTAAGCATCGTACCGCAGGGTATCATACACCTGGAAATGAAATAGTACCAGGAACAACAGCTAAGCAGACTGAAAGAATAGTTAGTATTGACGATCTCTTGATTGTAAATCAATTCATCCCTAATATTGATGAAGCGATGTCTCAATATGACATACGTTCAGTCTATTCTTCAGAAGCTGCTTATGGATTAGCCTATGCTGCGGATAAAAACATCCTCAGAATGGCTATCAAAGCTGGTTTATCAACTTCAGCAGCCGCAGTTGCAGCTCTCGTTCAAGAGAATGTAGCATGGACTGATGAGGATTTCTCTGCCAATGTAACATACGCAAGTCTTGCTAACTCTGTAAAATCCATGTATTTCATGGAAGGAGTTATTGAAGCAAAGCGTATTTTAGAAGCTGCTGGTGCGCCTCTTGATGATTTAGTATGTGTTGTAGCAACAGATATCTACTATCACATGTTTAAATCTCAGACTAACTCCGAACTAACTACTAATTTACATCTCTTTAATCAGGATGTAGGTGGAAGTGGCTCAGTTAAAGATGTGAATCTTCCAACTATTGCAGGTATTCCAGTAGTTAGAACTCCTCATCTTGGAACTGGTGGTTCTGGTGGTTGGGCAACCAATCTCTGGACTATGAGTGGTAGTGGAGCTTCTCGTGCTGGTGCAGTTCCAGCTGCAGATGCACCTTTAGGATCTGCTGAGTCTAACAGGACAACTGTTTATGATCTTCCTGCAGCCGCTGCTTATGGTGGTGAAGGAGAGAAAGTTCGTGCTATTGTCATGAATAAAGATGCAGTAGCAACTGTTAAATTATTGGATCTTTCGGTTGAGACAGATTATATGGTCAATCGTCAAGGAACAATGATTGTTTCTAAATATGCAATGGGTCATAACGTATTACGTCCAGCAATGAGCGTATTACTTACCGCACCTGTTTCATAGTAACCTCTTTGTGGGGTATGGTTAATCCTCTTGCCGTACCCCATTTTCGTAGAGGAGGCATAGTAGTTCTCCATACCTCCTCTACACCTCTCCTAATAATTTTATCCTCAAAAATATATGGCTGTTTCAAAAACTTCCAAACTAGATGCTATTAATTCAATGTTAATTGGTATCGGAGAAGCTCCAGTAAACACATTGAATTCTGGTCTTCAGGAAGCAGAAGTAGCTGAA